CCATCTTTGGTAAAAGAATAAGAATCAATTACTGGAAACGGAACAAAATGCCTCTTTAGCATGTGGGAGTCATTTGTGTTCGAAACGTTTCTGGTGGTTGATTTTATATGGATGTGACCGGAAATACAATTTTTAGGAACAGTCGCTCTTAGTTCTGATGCGGAGCCATCGGAAATCAGCTCGAAAGAAGCTGGCATTTCAGTATCACTGGTCTGGGTCGTTCCTTGAGGACCAGTGTCTCTCTTGAAATAGACTCTATCCACTTCGTCAAAATACTGACCTTTGACCACTATTTTATCCGAGTATCGACCAGTATAAGATTCGGTAACTCCATCTGATTTATAATATCCAGTTACAGATATTCCGGGGTCTGTCATTGTAGCGCTTGCAGTAGAAACGCCGAAGGGACAACCTTCGGTATAAACCGTAATAACGTTTGATGAGACACCCAAAGGTACGACAAAGGAGAGCCCGGTCGTGGATTGAACAGAGAAACCTTTAACAGGCTTTGTGCCTATTTTCACTTTGGTAACGTCTATGAAATTAGCGCCGGTAATTTGATAAGTCGAATCCCAAGCATGGGCTCCTACAACATTGGTTACCGTAGGACACCCCCCAAAGAAACTTTGTTTAATCGTTAAACTGGTTGATATAAGGTCGCCAACGGTAGATCTTATATTTCTTTGACTTATTACACCGCTGACAGGGAACGTTTCCATGGCTCCGCCTGTCGGGTGACCCAAGGTGGCTTTAAAATGAGCTGGTTTTCCGTATATGGGAAGGTCGCCACTTAGGGAATCTACTTCAAGCGTGGCTTGAACTGTTTTAGGCCCAAAAACGACATTTTCTGGAACGGTTTCCCCAATTCGGTAACTGGCTTCGATCTGGCTTTGATATTGATAAGATATACCCTTGATCGAATCTACCCTTGGTTTTATTTCTGATCCGGAGCCGGTCTCGGCAGAAGTTATGGTTACATCTTGGACATTAAGAGTAGGCGTGTCTACGGCGCTTAGATTAGTGGATGTGTGTTGCCCGCTTAGAGCATCAAAAAAGCGTATAGCAGCTTGAACTCTTATCGGATTATTTGGAGCAAAATTTGTACTGTAATTAACTAAATAACCAGAACTAAAGTTTAGCCCCCCAAAGTTACCGCTTAATGTTCTGTATTTAGCGGAGGTACCGGAGTCGTTTATTATATAATCTTTAAGTGGGTCAACTCCAGTAAGAAAATAATCAAAACTCAAAGTCCCATTAATTCCGTCATCGGGAACAAAAGTATGAGAATATCTTTCTTCTGTAACATATTGAGGAGACACACTAGCCTGAAGCTCAAGACTGACCGACTGGGCTAAGAACTCTTTTTTATCTGAACCTGCCGGTCCCTGAGCTGGGTCATAATCAGCTATAGTAACTTTACTATTTTTGTAGTTCAAATACATATATTAAAAATGTTTTTCAGCCTTTATTCTTGTTTTCGGGTAATCATTAATTCTACCTTCTACATCAGTAGAGGTTATATAAGCGTCGGAAAGATCTATTGTTAGTGATTGATCTGGTTTGTCATCGCTACATACCAATAAAACTGGCGCTATAGTTAAGTCTCCTGCGTATGTTCCTGTGTCGGCTATATTGGTTTTTTGTCCAGATATTCCACTAACATGAGCGTTGTATAGTTTGGCCTTTGTTATTTCTACTCCTTCGTGCGCGTTAATAAAGCTGCATTGAACTGGAACTTGTTTGTTTATTACATAAACCGGAGTATGATTAGCGCCAAAACTATAACTTAATTCCATAGTCGGATTCTTTTTTGGATGGTTTCCGGATTCCACAAGGTAGGTTGACCAACCATGAGCAATAGACTTAGTTGTGTTATAATTTATTGTTGGTGCTATATCTCCCTTTCTTACAAAGTCGTTGGCGTTTGCGCCGCTAACTAAATTATAACAAGTAAAACTTGCGCTTGCTTGGATCACTGAGTTAGGCATAGACCTCATTGAATAAGAATCTAGATAGTAGTCTCCAGTGGTCCCTGCAAAAGAAATTCTGGTTTTGGGGGATTGGTCTTTTCGCCTTTTTATTAATCTGACAGTTTCAAAAAAAGGTTCAGACTCTGTTTCTAGTGTGTAGCTTATATTTATTGAAGCTTCAGCTGGGCCTTGGGCTCCCATGAAAACCGTTCCAGCCCTACCAACGTTATATATAGGACGAACGTTATTCCTTATGGTCAAACCAACTTGTCCAGCTAGCACGCCTGTTGCGTTTGCTGCGCCTTTCGGTTTTACGGATATGTCTACTTCGTCAAAATATATCATTGTTTATTTTTGTTTATTAACGCTTGATACGTTAAATTAGCAACGACGTTTCCATCTATATTAGCCGCATGGTTTTGGGATATCAAAAGTAAATCAGTAAAAGAATATTGAACTATTTGGCTTTCTGTATAATGATCATAAAAGGTCAAAGTTAAATTTTCTGTATGTTGAGTGCATGGGAAATCTCTTAAGGTTTTATGGCTATACCCACTTTTAGATCTTAGATCGTGCGCATCAAGATCGATTTGAAAATTACAGCTAACGGATATAGGGTAATTAACAAAACACTTTATTGGCATCTTTTCCCCAACTGAATAAACAGGAGTGCGTTGAATTTCGAAAGCGATATTAAAGCTATTGAGTCTGTTCGTTTCGAAATCATCTATATTAAGCTGCAGGCTCCTAGGGTCGGCAATCTTGAGAGAAAAGTCCTTGTCTTCGGTTGAGGATATTATCGAATAATCGCTAGAGACCCTAGAGGAAGTAGATTCGCCACTGGGAAGCTTTCCTATGTTTCCGGCTATTTGGATTTGTGCATCTAACATGGGTATTTGTCCAATCGCACAATTTACTGTATAACTATTGAGGAATCCAGAGGTAAAGGCTATGTCTATGGCGTCGCCGTTAAGGCTCCTTCCATCTTCGGTTTCGAAAAGGTACCCGTTAAAGGGCGCTTCTCCTGTATATTTTAGAAAAGGATCTCCTGTGAGCAGGTGAGCCGAAACTGAAGCGTTCCCTCCATAGGGTCCGTTAACCAGCCTTTGCGTTCCTGTTTGCCCAATATGCAACAATGGCGCAGTTGGTATCGCGTAATTAAACGATACACTTTGCGTTCCTCTAACCTCATTGGTATTGATGAAGAACCTCTGGTTCTCCCTCCTTAACCTTAATGGACCCGGAATAAATGACATTCCGAATTATTTACACTCATAACAGGCGATTTAGTGTAAATTCTATAAAGGTAAAGGGAAATGGCTAATATATATGAAACCGCTACGTTAAATAAGCGTGGCCATGAGCTTTATGAATTGAGTCAGGCGTACAATAAGAATGATGTTGTAAAAGTAGTCACTCAATACGTCGATATCGCTGGGAACGTGACAGAAGCTTCATCTTTGGCCTCTAAAAATTCACCGCCTTTAAATAATGTTCAAAAAACTTACTATTATTACTACGCTAGAGCAGAGTTGCCTCAGTCTCCAGCTCACGGCTCCGATGACCTGAACCCGACTCTATCAGATTCACAATGGGGAGGCTTGATAGAGACGGAAGGGAAAAAGGTTCCTGAATTCATATGGGCACCATCGTACACTTCATCAGCTACCCACGCGCCATCGGTACAAGCGGTGAAATATGGTGACGGATACGAACAAAGGATATCAGACAATATAAATACAAATTTAATTGGGTTGACCCTATTGTTCGATAAAAGAAGAAAGAAAGAGATTTCAGCTATTTTACATTTTTTAGAAACGAGAGGAGCCTCAGAAAGTTTTTTGTTTTCTCCGCCTGAGCCGTATAATCCCAGCAAGAAAAGACTTTTTGTTTGTAGGAATTGGAACACCAGTTTCAAATTTTTTGATAATTACTCGGTTTCTGCAAACTTTTTTGAGGTAGCTGGATAATGCCAAAAATAACAACAACAGAAGCTAAATCTTATTCAAAGGCTTTAACCAAAGAAACTTTCAAATTAAACCCTTCGTCTTTGGTTTATCTTTACGAGTTGGACTTAGGGGACATAATGATCGACAACCAAATCATAAACGAAAAAAATGATCAAAACGTCGAAGAAAGAATTTTAAGATTTCATAATTGCAGACCTTTCGCGGGGCATAAAAAATCTCTTATTTGGAGAAAAGATCAATATTACCCCGCCCCGTTTAGGATGGCTGGATTTGAAGCAACCATGCAAGGGTCAATACCAAAGCCTAAAATGGGAATAGCTGTAGATGACGCAAGCGTAAACGCTTTAACAATATTTAAAAGTCAAATTAGGCAATTAGACGATTTGGTTGGGGCCAAATTAACAAGGTATAAAACTTTTGCTAAATTTTTAGATTATGAGAACTTTTTGGGTTCTCAGCCTCCTCAGGGTTTTGACCCAAGCGTTAAGGCTGAATTTCCGAGGGAGATATATTATATAGAAAGAAAATCTACGGAAAACAAATACGTAATTGAATTCGAGCTTGCTTCTGCGTTAGACGTAGAAGGGGTAAGGTTGCCCAGAAGGATAATTTTGGCAGAAAGATGCCCTTGGGCCTATAGGGGGGAAGGGTGTTGTTACGAATACAAAGAAAGAGCTGAGTCTATACATGGAGACAAGACTATTAGTGCCGGTTTTATGGCTCCGCCTATCGCAACAGAATTAGGGTACGAAATAAGAAATATAGTAGGGAAACCTACATCAGATTTAATCAACCAAGGAAAATGGACGGAAAAAAGCACTTATATAAAAGGGGATTTTGTTTTTGTAATTAAAGACCTTATAAAATATTATTTTGTAGCAAAAAAAGTTGTCCCAGCGGGTAACAAGCCTCCAAATTCTGATTATTGGGTAGGGGACGCATGCTCTAAGGACATTATCGGATGCAAACTAAGGTTCAGTTCGGAAAAAAACGAAACATCAAACGGGGTTTTACCTTTTGGTGGGTTCCCATCAGCAGAGAAACAAAGAGGAGTATAATGAAACTGGAAGACGAAATATATTTCGAGTTAAAAAAATTCGCCTTAGAGAAACCGTCTGAAGAATCATGTGGGCTTTTATACAGATCGAGCAAGGGCAGTAAATTGTCGTTTCATCCTTGCAGGAATGTGCACGAAGACCCTGAGAACTTTTTTGAAGTTTCATCTGGAGATTATTTACGGGCTAGTGAAAAAGGAGAAATAGAAATATCTTTTCATTCTCACCCTAAAGGAGGAAAACTTTCGGAAGCGGATTTAAAAATGTCAAAAGATTTGGAATTGTCTTTTTTGATTTATTCGATTCCAGAAAATAAATTTTATTGCAATGGAGTTAACTGACAGTCAGAAAAATAAAATAAAAGAACAATCTTTGGGTGAAGCCCCAAATGAATGTTGCGGAGTTATTTTTAAAGACGACTCTATAAAAAGTTGTGTGAACAGAAGCAAATACCCACTTGGAAGTTTTGCCATCAGGTTTGATCAATTTGGAAATTCAGATTTAGATAATTTAGCAGCTTTTTATCATTCTCATCCGGGTGACGCTGAGTTTAGTTTAATAGATAGATATTACGCTCATAAAAGGAACTTACCTTCTTTCGTTTATGATGTAAAAAACGATAAATTTAATAAATATGAACCTAATGGTTTTTTTGAATTGCCTTTAGTCGGAAGAGATTTCTTAACAAATGAAATAGATTGTATTACTTTAGTTATAGACTACTATAAAAGAAATTTAAATTTAGATATACCAAATATACAAAACCCAATAAGACAAGTGGAACCTGAAGATTGGGTGAGTCATCCTGAATTTTGGAAATACAACAGAAGAAATAATGAGTATTTTGTTGAATTGTTTGAAGAAAGAGGGTTTATTAGAGTAGATGAACCTAAGAAATATGATTTAATTTTATCT